CCAAAGAAAAATGTTTTTTCATCTTTTTTTGTGAGAATAGACGTAATGGTGTAATTGGCGTAATAAGTGATGTAAATCAATAGGTTATACCATTACGGTGGAATCTGAGTACTGTAGTAGGTGTAATTTACTGGGGTGTCCCTACGATTCTAAAAAAAAAAATTAAAAAATAAATTCTTGTGAAAAAACTCTATAGGAGGCCCGAAAAACTGAACGCTTGACTTCTGGAAATTACGTCCCTTAAAGTAGCTACATCTGCGTTACGATAGGCTTTATATATCATGTCCCTTGCAAACCTCCAAATAGACCCTGATGTGCCTATGCCCCAAGGAAGGACCCGCTACCCGTTCAAGGATATGGAAGTGGGCGACAGCATCTTTTTTGATACCCTGCCCAAGGGGACCTCGGCGCGGGTGTCTGCTGCCCAGTTCACCCAGAAGCATGAGCCTACGTGGAAGTTCTCCCTGAAGCAGGTGGGCGGCGGCTGGCGACTGTGGAGGACAGCATGACCCGTAAAGACGTTTGGAACGTGCCGCCTGTGGTGCCTGACAAGGCCAAGCAGCGCATGGCTGGGGAAGTTGTCCCGCTGCGCAAACAGCGCAAGGTTATGAACGAAAAGGAATGGAAGTTCGTTCAGGAGTATGTCTCAGGGGATGGCCGTGTGACCCTGAAGGAAGCCGCGATCCGCGCAGGGTATCGGGAAGGCAGCGCATCGGTCATGGCGTGGAAGCTAACGAACCCCAAGGTATACCCCCACGTGGTGGCCGCTATTCAGGCCTACAGGGCCGAATTGGCCTCAAAGTACAACACCAGCTATGAGCGGCACATGCGGGACCTTCAGATCATCCGCGACAAGGCGCTGGAGGCTGGGGCGTTCTCGGCAGCCGTGGCCGCTGAGTATCGGCGCGGACAGGCGCTGGGCACCATATACGTGGAGCGAAAAGAGATCCGGCACGGGACTATTGACAGCATGAGCAAGGAAGAAGTGCAGCACCAATTGGAGGAAATTAAGCGCTTATATGGCGGTCCCCCTCCAACTGCCCTGATTGACGCTGACACCGGTTTGGTCATGGACAGCGTGGCCAAGCAGGCAGACCCCACCTTTGATGCAGGCGTGGCAGAGCCCCCGCCTGATATTTTCGAGATAGACCATGGCAACAACACCGGAGAGTAAATTTTCCCAGCGCGTGCGCACTAGCCTACTCAATTGCGATATCGAGCGGCTGGAGAATCGGGTAAACCTCGGCCTTCCGGACATGCTCATTGGCATTAATTCGCGGTTTGTGGTGGTCGAGCTTAAGGTTGTCATTCGCGGTTTGAAGGTAGGCCTTCGGCCACATCAAATAGCCTTTATGGTCCGCAACGCAGCAGCGGGCCGTCCGTGCTTTATTTTGGTCAAGCGGGAGGGCTCTTTATTGGTCCCTTCCACGATATCCCTTTATGCTGGCAAGGATGCTATCGAGCTTGCCCAGCAGGGGCTCAGGCTTGCGCCTATGGCCTCTTGGCCGTCCCGCGCCATGGATTGGAGTAAATTACGGCAGCTATTGGCACTGGCTTAGCGATAGGAAAATACAATTAGACGGTGCCCTGATTTGGGCTAACATATGGCTGTGTCGCAATAGTGCGCACACCACAGAAAGGATAGAGAGATGAAAACCGCAAAAGAAATAGAAGCTTTTGTTGAGGCGTACGGCCAATGCATGGGTTATGAGAGCAAGGAAAATGTCCGAACGATTGCCCTCATGTTGTCAGCGGGTTATGACGAGGAAAGAATATCGGAACGTTTTTCCGAAAGCCGCACGGTAACTGACGCATACATTTTGTGGGGCCACGCTGTGGCTTTTGCTAAAGGGGCTCAAAATGTCTAATCCCGTAAGCTACCGCCGTCAACACCCCAAGCCCCGCGAGCGCGTGAAATTTGTTGTTTGCTACCCTAGCACGCGCACTGCCGTTCGCGCCTTCGATACTCTTAAGGCCGCCCGACAATACGCCGAGAACATGGTAATAGAGGGGTTCCCGTGGGACTTTCCGGCACGTACTGCGATACCTATTATCAGCCGCGAAACGATAGCAAAATACAATGCACGGAGTAACCAAATAGCCGCATAATGCAAACCATGCCGGAGCGGTTCCGGCATATCAGAAAGGATAACATCATGCTCAAGACAGTACAAACCAGCGGCAACAGCAAAACAGGCCCCATCGCCGTAACTTATCGCGCAGGCGAACACGAAACTTATGGCACGTGCCCCAAAACGTGCAAGCTTCACCCAAAAAGCGAAACCGGCACGGACCTAGTCGATGCCGAATATATGCAGGCCGTTTACGATGCGGTTCCCCGTGGCGGCGTGGCTTGGACCTATAGCCATTTTCAGGCCGAAGCTTTACCACTGCCTGCCGAAGGCAAAACCGTATTCAATGCGAGCTGCGACACTATGCAAGATGCGGCACGCGCTGTAGAGCTTGGCAGGCCTGCCGTTTACGCAGCGCCCCACGATAGCGCGGACCAGTGGCCCCGAAAATTCCACGGTATCGGGTTTGTCCGGTGCCCTGCCGAATTGTCCGATTCATTCACATGCCAGCAGTGCGGGAACGGTTCCCCACTATGCGCACGTGGTCAACGGGATTATGTGGTGGTGTTCGTTGGGCACGGTACCGGAAAAAAGAGAGTCGGCACCGATGCCGAAGGGGGTTGTTATGCAGCATCGGGCCCCACTGCTATACAGTGGCACGCTACTAAAAAGAAAGGCGCCGCCAATGATGCGCAGGCCATCCGCGAATTTGCGCATGGTTTGCCCCGTGGCAGCATGTTGCGGCACCATATCGCAGGGGATTGCGGGAAGGCGGCAGCATGATAATGGCCTTCGTGGCGCTGGCCGTCATAATAGGGATTAGCTGGGTGCTGGATAAATTCGATTGAAAAATACAATCGGCAGGCACTGAATATTGCGCTTATACTGGCGCACCGGAACAGGAAAACCGGTAATTTTTTAACAACAGAAAGGATAGCAAAATGGCACACATGATCGACACCACCACCGGCAGTGCAGCAATAGCGTACGCAGGGAAAACCCCGTGGCACGGATTAGGGCAGGCACTGACAGCAGGCGCGGATATTCCAACATGGACCCGCGAAGCTGGCTTGGCTTACAGCGTATTGGAGAGCCCCGTTCTATTTCAGACAGCAGCGGCAACAGAGCCCCAAGCTTGGCCGGAGCGTAAAGTACTGCACCGGAGCGATACGGGCGCAGCGCTGGCGGTAGTATCGAAGGGTTATAACGTGGTCCAGCCTGCCGAAATAATGGGCTTTTTTTCGGACCTTGTGGCGTTGGGGGGTTTTCAATTGGAAACAGCCGGAGCCCTTAGTTACGGGCGCAGGGTTTGGGCGCTGGCGAGCGTGGGCGAAGCGGCACCAGTGGTGGACGGGGACCTAGTCAAGCCTTACCTATTGCTGGGCACGTCCTACGATGGAACCATGGCGACGATTGCGAAATTCACTGCAATTCGCGTGGTGTGCAATAACACAATCACGGCGGCAGTGGGCGGCTATTCCAACGGGCAGGCCGTGAAGGGCGAAGCGGAAACCGAAAAGGGATATCTGAAAAGTGCAATTCGCGTTTTGCATAGTGAGCGCTTCGATGCCGATACCGTCCGCCTTCAATTGGGGATTGTGGCGAATCAATTCGAGCGCTTTATTGTTCAGAGCCGCCAATTAGCAGCGGAAACCATGAGCGCAGCGGAGGCCGATTCCTTTGTTGCCGAATTGCTCAAGCCCTACCATACAGGCCGGATCGATATCACAGAAAGCCGCGCCTATAAGCGGGTGCTGCAATTATTCAACGGAGCCGCTATCGGTTCCGATATCGACGGGGTTGCTGGTAGTCGCTGGGCCATGCTTAACGCTGTTACTGAATTGGTGGACCATGAGCGCGGAAGGTCCGACAATACGCGCCTCGAATCGGCATGGTTTGGCACTGGCGCAGCGCTTAAAAATCGGGCAGTGGAATTGCTTAGCGCTTAACTATTGCGTAAGGCTGGCGAATTGCCCAATGGGAAAGGGTAATTTTGCTGGCCTTTTTTCGGTTGCTTTCGATATCGGAAACCAAGCCTCGAGCCGCGCTCCCAGCATGGTGCAAAACGCACCGCGCTGCGTGGTGCGCGGTTCGCGCACCACGTGCCAAGCTTCGCGGCCCGCGCCCGAAGGGCTCGCGCAGCGAAGGGCCGCGAAGCTTGGCCTCTATCGTTGGGGCTGGTCTGATTGAAAAATACAATCGGGGCTGGGGCTGGTTTTATGGTTTATAATGTGCCCATGTCAGCGCGGTGCTGACATACTAGAAAGGATAACATCATGGCTCAATTGACCACTTACGTAAACAACATGTTCGCAACCTGCGACGATATGGAAACGGCACTATCACAGGCCGCCATTATTGCAGGCGGCTCGGACAATCCAGCAGCGGTGCACACCGCTGTCCACATGGTTTTGAATACTGCGATCCGCATGCATAACGCAGCGCTGTCCGCTGTCAACAAACCATTAATCGAATTGATCGACGCTCGCGTCGACGCTCGCGTGGGCGATGCCGCCCGTGAATTGCGTGAGGATCTGTACGCTCGCGTGGGCGCTGCCGTCCGTGAATTGCGTGAGGATCTGTACTCGCAGGTACAACAGGCTGTCGAGGATTACGATCACACGAGCGTGATCCAAAGCTGGATGGAGGATAACCTGTCAGCCGAAGACATCATGTCGGGGCGCAGCTTTACTATTAGCTTCGATTAATCGATAGAAAGAATTGTGGGCCAGCCCCATGGGGCTGGCTTATAATGTCCCTGTCAGCAGCCGCTGACAATCAACCCTAGAAAGGATAGCATCATGAAAACAGTAAAGACTCTCTGCATCAACGGACAACGCTTCGCGCTGCCGGACGGTATGACTCAAAAAGAGATAGCTTCGCTGGCTGGTCAATTGATCAGCTTGGAAGTGGTCAAGCAAGACTACGACTACGACAAGTCGGAGTACATGTCTTACATCGACGGCGGATCAGACATCAAGGTCGAGGCAGTCGAAGTGTGGACCAAGGCAGCGGCCCGCGAGCAGGCCGCCCAGTCTTACAAAGAGTACCGCGCCAAGCGTGACGCAGAAGCAGAAGCTTATGGCTATCGGGGCGCGCGCCCCGATAGCTGACCTATGGCATGCGAGCATGCCATAGCGTACGCCTATACCCTATCACTGCCTGCCCCCCATAGCCGAAGGCTATGGCCTATGGCCCTCCCTTGCCCGTTAGGGCCCCATGCGTGGCATGGGGGGAGGGCCATAAAGGCACCGGCTTCTCTGACGTTCGCCTCCGCCCCTGTTTTACA